AGTCTATGTTTAATCTACCAGCTTTCTTCATTGTAACTACAGTTCCATTTGCCGCAGTATTAATTACATCCCAAGCATCACCTTGAGTAATTGCTTGAGTGTCGAATTTTACAATTGCTGTATCTGTGGAACCTCGTGAAGACGCACCTTCAAAACGTAATTGGTGAGTTGGTATTGTTATTTTAGAATCTGAAGAAGGGTTAAGTTGTTTTAGTGAACCTTGTTTTGAAATCCATAAATAAGCACTTGCCAAACTTCCAGAGCTTGAATTTTTAATTGTAATTACATCATTTGCTTTAAAATTATACGAAGTCGATAAAGCTAATGCAGTTCCAGTAGTTGCATTATTAACATAAATGCCTGTACTTACTCCATTAACCCATAAAAATGCACCTGCAGTTCCTGTTCCAGGACCAGCTACAGATAAGTTACAAATTCCTGCTGTCAATACAGTGATTGCACCAGTAGATATATTTACATTAAAATCGCTTCCCACATTTTCATCGATAGTAGTAAATGTCATAACTGCGGTAGTTCCAGAAACAGACCCTCCACTTAATCTCAACATACTATCGCTCTGCTGAACTAATTGCGCTGTAGTAAGTGGAATTGTTGTTGAGGTTGATTGATTAGAAAGCCAGCCTTGTATTGGAATAAGCATTGTTATTTCAACTGTTGACCCATTTACCCATGTTCCTGGAACAGTTGGACTTACTTGTCCACCACCACCATTTGAATTAAGCATTACTTGTGTAGAAGAATTTGTACCCACATTTCCAGTATATCTCACTCCCGCTACATTAAAAATTGCAGTTCCTATATTATCAGTAGTAGATCTAAAATCTAATATTTTTGTAGAATCTATGACTAGAGGAGATGGAAGGTTTATTTGTAAAGAACCGCTTGTTGGCGCTCCAGTTGTGTTAATTTTAATCATCACTAATGCAGAATCTCCAATCCTTCTGTATTTTCCAGAAATAGATGTATTTGTCCAATTTACTGTAAATGGAGATATTGGATCTGCCCAATCTGTATCGTTATTTACTGGTAAAGTAATACTGGCAGAACTTAAAGCTGTACTAGTTAATTGAACAACTACATCATCAATATAAGATTCTGCAGCAGCTTCAACTATACTTGAAATGACCCAAGATAAACTTAAGCAGTTATTTGGCACATCGAAACTAAAAGTCTTCTTTTGTACTAAGTCTGAAATTCTAATTCCTGTAGAAACTCCCGTAGCATTTTGCGAAATAGTAGCAGTTAAGGTAGATGGTGCTAAAGCAGTTATAGTAGTTCCAACTGGAATAGTTGAACCAGTAATAACCATTCCTACTTTTAAAGTGTTGTAAAATGCTTGAGTTAATCCTGTTAATTGGTTACTAGCATTAGCTGTAGTAGCAGTTAGAGGAAGAGAGTTTGTAGCTATGCTTTGAGAAGCTACTAAATTTGCCGCATTGGTTTCATCATAGAATAATATGTTTAAGTTTCCAGAAGTTGCTGAAGATAACACATCTAAAAGCACTGTTAAATTCTTTCCTCTGAATTTTCTATCAACAGTTATAACCTTTTTAAAAGATTTAATTGAAGTATTATGTTGAAGTCTAAAAGATTTAGTACCATGTAAAACTATTGGAGTTGAGATAATTTCTAGATTTGTTTGAGTGTAATCACCTAATACAGCGGTATCTGCAGTGTCAGATGATAAAATATCTGTATTACTAACTCCTGTTCCTGTTGCAACACTGCTTCCTACACTCACTAAGAGTGCATCTATTACTTGGTGCATTGTTTTAGTATCTGTAGCAAAACATAATTGACCATTTGATGCTGTAGTAGCATATGTTGTTAAATTAGCGAACGTATCTTGTTTAACATCTAATCGACTTGGTGTTCTAATATCTGCACCAGTGATGATTTTGTTTGTTAAAGTAACTGCTGCACTATTTTTTGTACTATCTGAAGTATTATCTACGTTTCCTAGACCCACATCTGCCTTAGCAATACCTGTTGGACTATTGATTACTGGAGCTGTAAGTGTTTTGTTGGTTAGTGTTTGAGTTGCAGTGGTACCAACTTCTTCCATCCAAACTGCTACGCCAACTCCATTTGATTTACAAATAAACATTTTTCCACTAGTAATGTTTAACCATCTACTTCCAGGCTCGTAACTCTGAGAGCTATCGTTCCCTACTGCAGGGTCTGTAGTAGCTACATCATTATTTTTTCTCAAGTCTGTCTCAAGGACATTGGTAGTCTTTGGTGAATACATTTTATCTGTATTTAAGAGTTCTGTTTTAGTAGCTCCTAAACCAGTTAATTCTGTAAGTGATTTGATGTCAGCATTTTGGATTTTACCGGCCATATATTCCTCTTAATAACTATATGCTACGTAAACATCTTGGCCAGCTTGTGGCGCAGTTGTGAACGCAATTGTTTTAGTTCCATTAGTGTATGTGTAATTGACTTCTAGTACTTTGTCTATAAAAACCAATAAAGTCCCTGTTTTAGGGACTTGTGAAGTAACAAAATTAATGTTTGATCCATTTATAGTACCGGTTGGAACTTCCTTTATAGGAGTTCCAGAACCGGCATTAGACCATTTTGCTTGTAATAAAGCCATTTCACTTATTCCTTAATAAACATAGTAACAAACTAATTTATCACCAGCAACCAGAGAAGTTAAATCTCCAGCAAATGTAATTCTAGTTTTAGAAGAAACATTTGACTCAGTAAAATCAACTCCTGGAGTTTGAAGAATTCCACCAACTGGAGTAACTTGAAGTGAGTTTGCAATCGCTAATTGAGCTAAATCAACATATCCATGAGTGATATCTAAAGCAACCAAAGTGATTACTTCTCTTCCCATACTTGGAGCTTTGTTATAAAGTTCAAGTAAAGCTGCTTCTAAATTTGTCGCTGTGAATTTTCCAGCAGCATCTTCAATTCCAATTAAGCTAGCGCCTTTGCCATTAGTTACAGCAATTAAATCTGCTAAGCTTGCTTTCAGTGATAATGCTGTAAATACTGCGCCTTGAGAAGGAGCAACATCCGTAACACCAGTTGTAATTGAGTTTGCTACAGCAGCGGCTTTTGCAGCAGCAGCATAATCTGTAATTCCATAACCAGCTAAAGTAGTTGGTGTTCCAGTTACTCCAGACCAAGCTACAGTTGAAGCTCCACCAGCAGTATATGCTTCATAACCAGCAGCAGAAGTTAATTGAGTATCATCTTTAACAAAATACATTAAGCCTGTATCTGTTTGCTTAACTGTATCACCATTTTGAATTGTAGTGATAGTTAAAGCAAATCTTGCAGCTTGATCAGCAACAATAACTAATCTTTCAATTGCAGCTGGAGGAATATTTACCATTGGAACAAATCCACTAGCATCTAGTCCAGCATAACCATTAGCTACACCTTTAGCAGATGTTGATTGCTTATTTCCTAATTGAGTATCGATCCATGATTTACGAGTTAAATCATTTGCATTAACTGGATCAGCAGAAAAAGTAGGTTGAACATTAAATACTAAAAGATCAGCAGCAGTTAAGCTAAATAGCGCAACATCAGCATTATCAGCAAAATTACGAGCACGTAGTGTTTGAGCATTTAAAAGTTTAAATTTCGATCCATCGACAGCATCAGTCGCTAGACCACTTGTTTTCAATAAAGCCATAAAAAATCTCCTTAAGTGAAGTTATGAGTAATATACAATTCTAATAATATCGTTTTCAACTAGAAATAATTCCATACCTAATCCAGACCAATTAAAAGTTGTTCCAGTAACACTATAGTCGTCACCAAATACTTGTGAAGTACCACCAATATGATCAACTAAAACTTTTGCTGGTACTGCAGGAGCAACTAGTAATGTTAAATGTTTGTTAGTTATTTCTGTAGCAGTTACAGTGTGGTAAATTACTTGTTGAATCCCAGATGGAGATGGAACAGTGATAGTTTCGCCATCTGTTAAAAAATAAATGTAAACTTCTACACCAGCTTTTGGTGCAACAACAAACTCTACTTGATTTTGATTAACATTATAGGTCCACTCTGTATTAACATAGTGAGCAGTGTTAGAAAAAACTAAGATTGCTTCTTGAGCAATTGGAAAATACCCACTTAATATTGGAAAATTCTTATTTGATCCATTACCTACGCCTAACTTTTCTTGCCAGGCTCCAGATGAACCACCTTCACCAATTCTAATTTTCTTTCCTTCTCTTTGAGAAGTGTTATCATACCAAAACAATGTAGTTCCTACTCGAGAAACTAATCTGAAAATATTTTCTCCATTTGGAGAATTGGGAACTGTAGTTGATTTAATTGGAGTTACTGCGATATTGTTAAATCTATCAACTACAAAGTAAATATGTTCGCCATCTGCAATAGTAAATGGTCCAGCAGTATATGCTAAAGTGTTTGTAACATTTGTCTCTGGAAACACTAAAACCAAATCACCCTTTAACTGTAATGTTCCAGCAGGTTTGCTCCATTCTGTTTTCAAATCAGATTTAGAAACTAAGAAGCATTTTCCATTTTGGATTAAATTATTTATTGTTTGTTGAGCGCTGTTTACTATTGGTCCCGGCAAGTTTCCAGTGATGTCATCATCTAAAGTGACTTTACCTTTTTTAAGTGTCTCACCAAAAGTTATTTCATCACCTTGATTAGTTAATCCATTGAGTAAAATTGGCGCATTTCCTTCAAAAAATGCTCCTGGAGCAGTTATTTCTGAAGTGTTGAAAGCAAATGATCCAGAGCTTTGTCCACCAGCTAAAAATGTTCTAGTAACTGGAGAACTTTGTAGTTCAGATCCCGTTCCTGTAAGAGTTACAGTGATTAATGCTGCAGCTGCTACGTTTGCAAGAATTTTGCTTCTAATTTGGCTTGCAGTAGATAGTCCATTTGCAAAAGTGACTTTAATTAATCTTGAAGTTACCACTACTATTTCGTTTCCTGGATCGCCAACATTGTTGGTGCCATTAGTTAAATTAGTTGCTGCTACTGGAGCAGTTTGAGTTGACGCAGCAACACCAGTAATTGTTGGAGTTACTAATCCAAGAACAGCGCCGCTTAAAATTAATTTGTCATAAATGTTTTGTGCAGTAGAAACTCCGCTTTGCATTTTAACTTTAATCAAATTAGAGACAACTGTCACAACTTCATTTCCAGCATCACCGATAGAACTTGTTCCACCGCTTAAGTGAATTAACGCTTGAGTTAGTTGTGTTTCTAAACCAGTTCCAGTTCCAAAAAATTGAATAAGAGCAACTATTGATAGGTTGTTTCCTAACGCAGTCATAATTTGATTTGCAGTAGATACTCCAGATTGAATTGTAACCGTAATTGCATTACCAACTAAAGTTGCAATCTCATTTCCAGCAGTAGTTGAGTTTGAATATGCAATTGAGATATTGTTTCCGCTAGTTCCATGAGTATATGCATTATAATATATTGCTTGAATTTGCTTAAATGCTTGAACTGATGGTGTATAGTCTTCATATTGAACTTGTATGTTATTTCCAGCAGATCCTGGCGCATTTGCTTCATATTTTAATGCTTGGATTGTTGTGAATGCTGTATTTAACACAGATCCTGCAATTAATTGTAATGAAATTTCATTTCCAAGTGGTCCTGGAGTGACTGCGGCGAACTCTAAATCACCAATAATCTTTGAAGCAGACACAGGATTTGTATTAAATCTAACATTGTGGTCACCTTTATTGTAACCTACTTGACCAGAACCGAAGTTTTTCTGTGGTAATTCATCATAAGCATCAAGATTTGCTTGATTTAAGTCTGTTCCTTGAATAACTGAGAATGCAAATGTGTCGCCAATTTGAAATAAACTAGGACCTTGTTGAATAGTAATAAAGATTTTATTATCTGGATCTGTGAATTGAGTACCAACAACAGCAACTCCAACAGCTCCGTCTAGACTACCAATGATATTAAATACAGCAAAAGGAGAAATTGCAGTACAAATTGCTGAGTAACTTTGTGTGATTGTAAAGTGAGACAATCTATCTATTGTTAATGTACCATTACCAACAGCTCCTACATTTAATGTGGGCGTGGCATTGACTGACGCATTTTTAAATATATTCTGACTCACTTATGTTTCTCCATAAGATATAAAATTCTTTCAATTTAATTGATTTTAATTAAGATTGGCGTTCTATAGTTTTATACATTAAAAAACTTCATCAACTTTCATCGGAATGGAAACATAATTCATTGTTCCATATGACTCATCTGGAATGTCTTGCAATTGTCCCCATAAACTTAATTGATATGGATTTTGTGGATCTAAAATAGTTAAGAATGGACGAGTTGTCTTCACATAGTTAAACATTGATCTTAAATTAGAATAATTAGCGTTGCTACCCAAATCTGTTCTTAATTTAGAGAAACTGCAACTCAAAGTTCTAACTGTAACATTTTCAGTTGATTGTCTAAAGAAACCCTCAGTCTTCATGGTGTCTGACATATCTTTGAATGCTACTGAATATGAGTCTGTTATATCTTCATTTTTATCAAATTGAAGCATTCTTCCACCAATAACTTTACCGATTTGAATATATCCATCTGGATTAGCTGGATCTAAAATCGATATTTTATAATATTGGTAATTTGCTCCAAATGCCAATGCGGTCATCATAATGTAATCATTATAAGCCAAATATCTTGTCACTGGAGGAGCAATAAAGTTATTTGAAACATTTGCTTGAATTTTTACTACCGCTGTGTCTGTAAAATTATGACCTAAAATAGCAAAACAATCAATATTAGTATTCAACTCTGCTTTAATAATAATCTCTTGAGCAACTAAAATATCATTGCTTCTCCAACAATGGCGAGTAGATTCTGTCAAAATATTTGAGACATCAAAATCACCAGGTTTAGTTGAAGTAACATATAAAATGTTTGAACCTGGATTATCAACATTTCTGTTTCCAAGGTCAAAATTATACAAAAAAGATATTGAAGTTTTTGCCATATATTATCCTGTAACGATCCCACGAGCATTAATAACTGGAACGCCTCTTTCAGATTTTTCTCTAAGCGCATCCATTACTGCAGTTTTTATTTTTTCTACTGTAGATTCATCTGCATTTCCATTAATTACAATGTTAACAGTGTGTCCACCACTTCCGCCTGAATTAATTTTATCAATTGCTAATCCTAAGTCTTTATTTTGTTCAGGAGCAACAACTCTTTCTCCAGCTCTTAGAAGAAAAGTTGAATTATCCATAGATCCAGGAACGCTTTCCAAACCAGCATGCGCTTGTCCTGGCGGTTTTTGCGCTCTGATTTGAGAAATTTGCATTGCTCCAGCAGCGATAGCAGCAGCAGCTGCTGCAACCCCTAACGCAGGACCGATAATTGGAATAGCCGACATAGAGGTATATGCATTAATCGCAGACAAAGGAATATTAATTGCTGCTTGAGCAATAGCTGCAGCTTGACCAATTCTAAATTGGCTTGCGTTTTTACTTTGCATTAAAGTTGCAGTATTGCTTAATGCAGTATTTAAACCTTGAAATTCTTGAGACTGTTGAATTGCTTTAACAGTTCCCATTACTTTACCATGTTGCTCTTGCATTAAGCGCAAATTAGCCAAAGTTGCTTGCCAAGTATTTTTTAATTTAGTTTGGTTTTCAACTTCTTTTTGTAATTGAGCTTCTTTAATACCATTCATTGCAATCTGATGCTGTTGTTCTGCAGATTCTTGAGCAGCATAAAATTCTGCATCAGTCATCTCTTCATTCATCCATTTTTCTTGGATAACTGCAAGTTCAGCGTCATTTTGAAGTTGAGCATTTTGTAAACGTAAAGCTAAAGCTTCTGGAGAAGTTCCCAACACTGCAGCGCGTTGCTCATTTAATTGAACTTCCATCGCTGTACGAGAATTAATAGCGTCAATTTGAATTTGAGTTAATTCTCCTTGATAAGCAGATTCAGTAATTTTATTTTGATCTCTTAAAACTTGAAGTTGAGCTTGTTTTTGTTGAGCTTGAATTACTTCAACATCTTGTTTTGCAGCTCCGCCGCCAGCAGTAGATCCACTCATTAAACTAGCTTTTAAACTAGCAAGTTCTAATTGTTTTTGTGACTCAACAGAGATAGCCATTTGCTTTTGAGCATCTAAACTAGCTTTATACGCATCTAACTCTATTTTGTTAACATTTAAAATTGCCTGAGTCTTAGCAGTAACTCCAGCTTGTGCATCAAGAGATTCTAATCCTCTTAATTTTAAAATTCTTTGTTCATCAATAGCAATAAGTTGATCTCTTATTCCTTTAGCATTAGATAAACGCATTTGCATTACTTCATTTGCTACAGAAATTTCTGAGTTCTTAACTTGATCTAATCTAATTTGCTCTTCTTTTGTGACAGCAGTTCTAGACTCAATAGCGTATTTTATTTTTAAAGCTTTTTCTGCTTCAGCTGAAAATCTAATTTGTTGAGTTACTTTTTCAAGTTCTTTTTTAACGTCGTCAGTTTGAACTTCAGTTTGTAGCCTTACTTTTAAGCCTTCAGATTGCTTTTTTAATTCTGCAATAGATTTGGTCCAAGTTTTAGCGTCTTGTTGAAACATTTCTAAAGACATTCTTGGAGATAAATCTTTTAAGGCATCGAAAGCAGTTTTACCTGCATCTAAAGCTTTTGCAAATCCTGCTCTTAAAGCAGTAAGTGCTTGAGCTTGAGCTGTAATTTGATTTGTTAATCCTGCGGTAGATCTTGCAACCATTAATGCATTAGTATCTACAGCCTTTCCATGTTCTTTTGCAGCAATAGCCGCATCCATTTGGGCTTGGCCAGATTTTTGAAGATCTTTAGAGAAAGCTTTTATTTTTTCAGAAGCTGCGTCTAAAGCTTTTCCCCAATCTGCATTGAATATTCCAACTACTGTTCCTAATGCAGAGACATACATTTGTAATGGAATTAATATCCACTCTAAAGCTTTTCCTAATCCAAATTTTAATGCGCCAACTACTAGATCTATATTTTTCATTAAAAAATAAAGTCCAGTTCCTAAAGCTGCAATTGCGGCTATTGTTAATGTAATTGGAGAAGTTATTATTGCCATTACTCCAGCAAATCCAATTGAGGCCGCTGTTGCTAATGTCGCAGCTATTGTGGCCGCATTTAAATAAACTACATAAGCTCCAACAACTAATGAAGCTATTCCCATAGCTTTGGCAAAATCTGCAATATCATCAGAATTAGTTAATAACCATGTTGACATTTCTGCTGCTGCTTCAGTTACTTTTCCAAGAGTTTCTGCCATAGCATTAAATGAGGCTATAACGACTGGATTTTGAGCTATCAATCTTCCCAATTCCTCTTTAACGTTTCCTATTTGAGAATGAAATTTAGCAATTGATCCAGAATATGAGTTGGCAGCATTATCAGCAAAGCCAGCATATTTCTTGGAAATAAGATCTATTGCACCACCATTTTCTAGTTCTTCCTTGGTTAAGTTTCTTAACTCAGGAACCATTTTAGCCAATCGTCCAGCAGAACCAGACATTGTCATAGTCATTTGTTGAAAGGCTGTATCTAAATCTTGGCCTGTAGCTGCAGCTAGATCCATTGCAGCCTGAGTAGCTTTTTTAGATTGCTCAATAGACAATCCTCTTTGTAGACCAAGAGCCACTAAGCTTCTTAAAGACTCATCTGAAGTACCAGTTGCGGTTTCAAGTGCTCCTGCCCATTCATTAACTGAGACCATAGCCTTATCAGAATATTGTCCAACTAAGGACATAGACATAGCTAATCGTTTATTTACGTTTTCTGCATTAGAGGCATCATTAACGCCTTCCATTACAAATTCATTTACTTTATGAATTGCTTCACCAACTAATTCAGCAACACCTTTCAGCGCTGTAAATGAAGTTGACACAGCTGTGACGGCTTGACCGAGTCCGGTTTCACCCAAAGCCTCAGTTACCTTTTTGATGGCCGAAGAGATATTGTCTTCGGCTGTTAAAACTAATTTGACTTCGTTATCTGCCATAACTATCTTGCCTTATTTATTTACTTGGATTTGTTTTTAGATTCTTGCTCTTGAAGTTTCTTTGCTCTATACTTATTTACAATCCCATCTATAAAGTCAAAATAATCTCTCACATAAGCGGTTTGGTCAATAATGGTTCCAGGAGATGGATAACATTTATTTTCTTTACATTCAAAATATAGATCAACTAAGAATCGATCTTCTCTGTAATTGAATGTAATTGATCGTGGACATTGTGGATATAACTTATCATTTAAGATTATTTTGGCAGGTTCGTAGTAGTTGCAGCAGTTTCTATTGAATTGGAGATTATAGTCGCAGTTTTGACAATCAAAGGTCCTGGCTTTTTCATTATCCAGGACCATATCAACTAAGGTAGTTATTATTTTTTTTTAGACTCAGAAATAGTAGATCGCATCATAATATAAGAACCAATTTCTTGAAGAATTGATGATGGGATAGTATCGATAAAAGCGTCGTCAATTTCAATAGTCTTATCGCCAGAAATAATCTTCTTGCATCCAGCTTTAAAGTACTTCACAAGCATTTCGCCTGTTCTTACCGGCTTAATAGTAACTTGATTTTTCTTCATTTCTTCAAGTGAAGCACCTTGTTTAATTGGAGCCATCTCAGTAACGTAGTGTTCTTGTTGAATAGTAACTAAATCTGATGATCCAATGTTATTAACTATAAAATAATCTGGAATTTGGCCTTCAACAAAAACTAGATGAGAAATATCATATTCTTTTTGATAATCTACCATGCTACTTTTTTCTTTATCAATAGCTTCATCTTGAGTCGAAACTACTTTTTTGATTTCATTTAGTTTAATGTAATTAATTGCCACAAATATCTCCTGTTAAAAAATAGGACCATTTTCAGGTCCTATTTAATATTACTTAATGTTTAGAGAAAATAATCTTACTTGATTGTTAATACAAATTCAGCATCCAAATCGTTAGAAGAAGGTGCTAATGCCTTTCCTTCTAAGCTCAAGCTGACATATGCATCAGCACCATTTGCAATAGGTGGGATGTTGAATTCCACTTTAGGAAGTTTAAACTCAAATGTGCGTCCCGCAGAAGTTGAGAATGCTGGTCCTGGAATTCTTTGTGGCTCAAGAGTAATCGTAAGATCTTCAGCAACAAATTGTTTGTTTCTCATATAGAAGCTTAAAGTATCTTTATCTAAAAGAACTTCTAATTTTACAGAAACATCTCTTCTTTTATCAGGAAGAAAACCCATAAGTTTGTCAGTTCCATAAATAAAATCTTTCTTTGTATAGTTGTTTGATAATCCAATTTCAGCAGAGATTAAATTTGCTCCCATAGCAAAACCAGCAACTGTGAAAGATCCTTTTAAACCTAATAAAGCGTATTCAGCTGTAATAGGAGAATATGTATCAGGCGCATGTCCAATTGCAAAGTCACCAATGGCAGCAGTAAATGGAGCTCCATCGACAGTTACAACATCTCCAACTACTGTTAAAACTTTTCTTTCAGTAGCGATTACTGTATTACCATCAATTCCTTCAATAATATCGACTAATGATCCAATTTCAAATCTGAAACCATGACCATTAGTAACATGAAATGAATTTCCAGCAGTTACTACAGCAGTAAGATTAGACTCTCCAGCAATATATGCGTCTTGAGCAAAACCTTCTCCTGAAATCATCGCTTTGCCATCACCAGGTAATTTGAAAGTTAACTTATCAAAGATAACTCCAACAGCAACTCTTGCATAGTGAGTAGCTTCTTCTAAAATTCTTGCTGAATTTCCATTAAAGCGTGAAAGAACATATTTAATTTCAGCAGGGTTAGAAAGATCGACATCACCAAAAGCAGTTAATAAAATTGGATGAAGTGGTGGTAAAGTTGGATTGGCTCCAGATGGTGTTCCAGGAATAATATGAGATTCAACTTTCACATCTACTGTTTTCTTTCCAGATAGTCTTGCAACTACTGAACGTCCTGAACGAGATGGAGAGTCTTCTCTTGGGATATCAAATTTAATATCACACGTTACAAAGTCGATTGCATCAGCGGCTTGTGGAATTAATCCAGTTACAGCTGCATCACCAAATCCGCCACCTTCGAGGCCTAACCAAATTTTTTGATCAACCCCTAAAAATTCAAAGCTTCGTTGTTTTAATTTTCTTCCAGACATATTGTTACCCTCTTTTAAATTTAATTTTTGTTACTATTACGGTGTTACTGTTAAGACATTAACTTTAAAAACATACTTGCGAGCACGTATTTTTTTCACAATCTTAATATCTGTTACTAAAAATGTGTAAGCTACTGCATCATAAGTAAAGGAAATTTGTCCTGGAACAGAAAAATCAACTAAAGTCATATGTTCGCCATGGAATTTTTGAAAACCATAATAAACATTGAATGAGTTTGATTTGCTAGCATAAAGACCTTCAATTTTTGTGAGGATTTTAGCTAAATAAGCTGGATCTTGTAGTTTTGAACGAATAAATGCATTTGGTTGGCTCATTTTGTTTCTTCCTATGTTGGTAAGTTTTTCAACTCGGGTTTACAATAAGTTATTTACACCGTCAAAATTATCGCGGAGATTGTAGTTGTCTTACAAACTCACACTTCAACTCTAATTCAAATAATCTAGTATTAGTGTTGTCAAATAAACCATTATCAGTTATGACTTGATTGATCTCACATTTGTTAACAATTCCAGCCAAATGGTTGTTATCTTCTACACAACTTTCCACATCAGCAATAAATTCTTCAAATTCATCAAGAGTTGTTTCTTTTACTACACCAAATAGACGAATTGTCCACACGTATTCTCTTGTTCTCCCAGCAAATCTAGTAATTTGAACTTGATCATCAACTAAAAATATAATTGGAGTTTCTGGAGCAGATACATCTCTCCATGACTTAGTATCCATTCTCACATCTTGAATATCTTTAGTATAGCCATTAGCTACAGTAATAGTTTTTAATATAGCTTGTAAGGCTTTCAAAATTCTAAGTCGACGAGACTTAAAAGCGTTAGCCATGTTTTGAATATCTGTAAGATCTTGAATTGGTAATTCCATTATTTACTCATTGTTTGAACAATAAACATTTTAAACTTTTCTCTAATTATTTCAGCCTTTTCTTCTAATGCTGGTTGCATATATGGTCTAGCAGGTATCTGAACAGATGGCATATCGTGACCTTTAGAAAACCAGAATTGTCCGTTTGAACCTGCCCACCTTAAAGCTTTTGCATTTCGCGGTTCAATTCTTCTTGCAGGAATTGTTCCACCATACTCATGAATTGCAGCATAAGGAATGTTCTCAGGTCCTATTCTACCTGTAACAGTATTACCACTCACTTGTATATCTTTTTGCACTGAGTTTAAAAGAGAGCCAGATCTAACATGTAGTCCAGATCTGACTCTAATATTTTGTTTCATTGCTGCTTCAAGGATTGTTAAAGCTTGGTACATTTGAATTGCAGTACCTGTTGCAACCTTATCTGCTTGGTCATTCATCTTTGTAACGATATCTTTAATATTTGTTGCAATGATTAATTTCAATTAAACCCCAAAAGTATTTGTCTGTGACTTCTCAAATAGAGGCATTGAAACGTCTTTATATGGCTCAAGCAATTCTAAAATTGTATCTGGTATTCCATCTTTAATTTTAGAAAATGACTCTCCACGAACTCCTTTTGAAGTGATGTTTAGGTCTCTATTGCTTCTTTGGAAATAATAATATTCAACTAATAAAGTTGTGGCATGTCTTAAGTCAAATGGTATATCTGCAGCGTCTTTAGCCCAACCAGCAGTATATTTTATTTTAGTACACTGAATAACTGAACCAGCAAAAATCTTTCCAATGATTGAGTCTTTACCATCATCTCTCAAGACAACATCATTACCAACTACTCTCAACTCTGTATCAGTCGTTTCTTGTCTGATGTCAGCATATCCTCTAAGAATACGATTGACTTCAGTGATAATAGTTTCTGGTCCAAATCCTCTATTATAGTCTATCTTGACTTCTTGAACCGATACTATAGGCCATTTAGAAGGCAATATGACATTTGAATTATTTCCATCAATAGTTTCTTCAAATTGTTTTGCTATTACTGGAGTTTGAAGAATGTTTGTTACCTTATCGCATGCAATATTTATCATTCTTTCAAGAAGCCTTCTTAATTCTTCTTGTCCTGCTGCAAACGCTGCCGGATCGGCTGGAACTGCATATTGAATAGGCTTAATATTTAACCACTCTGCAACTTCTTGAAGAGTTAAGTATGCACTTGGCTTTAAAATAGAATTATATTGTGCCATTATTTTATCCTTTTGAATCTGCCGTCTGAATTTATTCTGCTCCAAATCCATACAATATCAATATCATCATCAGCAACGTCTTGATATCCACCTAAAAACTTAATATAGATATGACCAGCGGCTTCAGAACAAATTGTATCTTTTGATGGGAATGGATTTTTAATATTTATTTTTCCAAATGAAATAAAATGGATAAAAAACTTTATCAATAGACCAACTAATTCCCCCCACCCATATGGAACACCAATGTCTCTTTCAATAAACACTTTAATATCATCAAAAGTTTTTTGGTCTACTTCCACTTCATATTCTTCAACTACTATTGAAGAGTTTACAAAGTTTTTCTTATTTACTAAATGCGTTTGCATTCCTTCTGCCTCATAAACTAATTCTTCTCCACAAGAAGAAGTATATTGAATGTAAACATGAGAACAATCTAGTCCTTGTATTTTTCTAATTAACCAGCTTAGAGGCAAATGAGTTGTAGAAAAGCCGAATATAATTTTTTTCATAATAACACCTTATATAATATAACACTCTAAAATCCTACGGATTTTTAAGGATCTGTTGTTGTCTCACTACTGCTAATACACCTAACATTACAGCTTGTAGATTAGTATTAATACCAAGAGAAGCACCACTAGTTGGATCTACTTCTGGTATTGATGTTAAAGCATTATTTACCAAATCTAAAGAGAAAGTTAGAGATTGAGCTTGACTAATTTCTACTACTGATCCATCTAACATTTTTACAGCATTAGCTTGTGACACTGTAATTATTGGAAGTCCATTTGGTGGGTACTGAATGTTGATATTGTTACCTCTAACATAGTTTTTACCTACTAGTGTAGAGTCATAATTAGTAGTTCCTGCAAAGGCAACTAGGTTAAATAATAAAACGATTGATAAAATTATTGCTTTCATAAATTCTCCTTTAAATTAATATTCATATCCTGTTAATGAAACTTTGACATAACCACCAGCTGCCGCTGCCATAGTGGTGCTTCTACCTATTATTGAAATACCTAACCCAGAACCAGCATTAAATTCCATATCTAATGGAATATTATAAGCGAATGCTTCACCTGCAGTACCTCTACCATTGTTTCCTGTTTCCCATGATTCAACTACTGGACTTGTAATAGCGACAACACCACCATTATTAACTCTTAAGTTAACCTCTCCACTTACTTCAGCAGTAACATTTATATATGCAATAGTTATTCCTGTTAATCTAAACTTCTTTCCTGTCGTGATAACGGCTGGAGTTGTTGTGGCTGCTACTGCACCTGCAGCATCTGTATAGCCTGTTAATGAAACTAAAGTGTCTGTTGCAGTTGTAATAATTGGAACTGCCATAAAGTAATGAACTTTATTTCTTCCAGCATCATGTAAGGCCTGTACTGTGAATCCGTTAGTTCCTTGAGTACCTTTTACTAACGGTGAAGTCGCTACTCCTGCAATCTCATTAACAGCTACAGGGCCGTTACCCAGTTCAGTTGTCGCTGGCAAAATTCCGTAATATGTAGCCATGTTAAAAGTAGTTGTAGTTGAAGCACCTGTATTTTGATATGTGAGCTTTATATAACTTCCATTAATAGTAACTGCCTTATTGATTCCAACTCCTGCTAAATGAGTAATTACAATTGGAGGTAATTCAAAAGTTCCCGCTGCATCGGAGTATTGATGTAACGTCAATGTTCCAGGTTGGTCTGAGGTTACGTTTAGTGAGATACTTTGCTGACTTAAAATAGTTTCAATAGTCCCTGTAAAAGTAGCTGCTGCTGCTAATTGAGCTGCTGTACTATTTAAAGTTGAAGCAATAAAATTAGTCCCTGATAATGCTACGTTCATGCCAATAACACCATTAGCATTTGTTGAACCTACTATTGCGCCTGTACTATCTACGAATTGAGTTTTCTGTAAACCGTTTGTTTGGTTTGAGTAAATAGTTGATAGTGATCCATTTCCAACTCCTGAGTTTGTTACCAAAGAAGAAAGAGAAGCTATTTCCGTTGCTTGGTTTGCAGTAGTGGCCACACCTGCAATTGTAATACCTGCGGCGCTGGCATCCACTTTTAAAGCACCGTTTACGTTCATCTGTAAAGCGGCTTGCTGATTGTTTGTCATTGTTGGAGGAGTAGTTAAATAAACACCACCACCTAGCATTGAAGAAGCTGCTGCTGTACCGGCCGTTTTTGCACCTATGATGGATGTTTGGTTAGCCGCTGTTGCCTGAGTTCCGCTGTTAGTAGCTATTGTAGTCAATGAAGCGTTTGAGATAGGTTGAGTTGTTGCCGATGCGTCTACCCTTAAAGCCCCTGCTGTTGTTAAAGACAAAGAGTTTTGAGTTGCAGTTGTATAAGTTGGAGCAGTTGTAGTTACTGATCCAAATATTAACTCGCCTAAAGCGCCTGTCATGGTAGTAGCAGGAGCAAATCCCTGAGTATTTGTTGCAATAGCAGACAGTGTTGCATTAGTTGTTGCAATTTGAGAGCTTGTAGCTAATCCACCACCTGAAAACGATACTGCTAGTGGAGAAGTTAATTTAGCATCTATTGAACTTAGTGAAGCGTTCGTGATGGCTTGATTAGCAGTTGTGGCAATACCTGTTGTGTTGGTCACAAGAGATTCAAGTGAACTTAACTCGGTGACTTGTCCAGTGCTTGTTGCTAGTCCAGATAAAGCAGTTTGAATTGCGTTTAATGTAGTTTCTTGTGTATTTTGTAGCGCACTTGTTGCAGCGTCAGTTGGTAATGAAACTGTTCCAGTTATATTTCTCACATCCCATGTTCCAGATTGAGTTACTGCGTGAGTTGGTATTGTTGCCACTGATATTGGCTGAGTTGCCTGCCAGAAAGTACCAGTGACTTCTTGAGATGTTGGAAAATTTCCTATGTTAAAACTAGTAGGGAAGTTTCCTACGTTCACTGAGTCTGTCGTGTTTAATAATGACCATGTTCTTCCAGTAGTCCAAGTTCCTGATTGAGATGCTGGTTGAGTTGCTTGCCAAAATGTACCGCTTACTGGAAGTGGAGTTGCTCTTAACTCTGTATCAGTTAATGCTTTATAAAATGATGTTCCATCACTTAATTGATTTGGTAATGGATTGGTAGTTGATAAATTGTTTCCACCTTGAGTTAAATTAGTCGATGGAAAATAAGCTGCCATCGTAATAAAACTAATTAAAAATAACGGAAGTATTAATTTTTTCATATTTAACCTACTATATGCCAATTTCCACCTTCAGAACAAAATTCTAAAGCTGTACCGGCTGCGTTTATAATTGCTGTCGTATCGTCTTCTACTAATGCTGCATCTAGTGGAGTTATAGTTACATTATATGTCGTTTTCGATTTAATTTTAAATCTAATATTATCTCCAGTCATTAATGGAGGATGTATTACTTGAGCAGTCGTACCAGCACAAAACAAAGTTTCACCATTAGAAACAGAGTCTGTTGCTAAAATAGTTTTTCTAACTGTTGGTAGCTTTGCTAAAATTAATGCTAATTGAGATAATACTGTACTCATATCTGATGGATAAATGATTTGATTACCTGCATCGTCAACTGATCTGAAATTTTTACTTAAGTCGAAAAAATATCTTAACTTTCCTGTTGGAGCGTTTTCTACTGTAGTGTGGTCCCTTAAAGGGATTACTACAGATGCGTTTGTGTCTGTCATATAATCACCAACTCTCCATCAATAGTGAGTTCACCATCGATAGCCATATTCATACTTACTAACATTGCTTGATCTTCTGGTATTCTAACTCTCTTTCCGTTAACAATTCTTTTGTAAGAAAAACCAGAAGACGCAGCATCTACGTAATCTTTATTGGCCACTTCTTTAGGCAAAACTGGATCAGGAGAATTCAAGATTCTCCCAACACCATGTAAATCTAAATCTGTTTCAATGTCTTTTGACATTAGCTCGCACCAATTAAGTCAACTTCAACACCAGTTAATGAACGCTTAGAAGTAAGAATTCTTTGATTAGCGTTAGTTCCTTTTTTAATATCAAGGATTATTTCATATCCAGTTGAGTTATAAACTTGAACGGAATGAACATCTGAAAGTGTAGAAGCAGAAACGGTTAATGGAGTATTTGCTACTAAGTTTACAGTTTGTCTTTCTGTTTTAGCATTACCCAAAAGAGTATCGTTTAAATTTCTTTGAATAGCAATCCAGTGAGCTGGGTTTGCTGGAGCTGTTCCAACAAATTTTAAAACGTCACCAATAGCTAAAACATTTGAACCACCACCTAAAGAAGCAATAGTACCAGCAACTGATATATCCCAGTAGTCACCACGACGGATAACTGTATCGCCATCAATTAGATCTGCAACAACTGGTAATAAACCAGTAGAAGCATCAAATGCTCCTTGTGATTGACCAATTGCTTGAACTGCAGCTTCTACAAACGCTTCATCCGCAATTACGTGAACTATTGATCCATCATAGAACTTCTTTTTATTTGAAGTAGTATTTAACCAATGTTGACCAGCAAAAGGCGTTGTTGGATCAGTTGCTAACTTTTCCCAACTAGCACTTTGGATCTCATTACCATTTAAGATTAAGTCTGTCTCTACTGATTTTCCCATTGTATTCTCCTATTAATAACCTTCAACGCGTATACTATATATTTTTGTTTGTCGTGAGCGTATTTCCACTGTGCTACCATTAACTCTGCTATCTACTATTACGGATTCTTTATTAGTCTGATCATAAATTTCTACTGATCCTACAGTAGTGATTTGATTTAATGGTACGTTAGTCCATGCATTTGGTGTAGTTACTTCAACCGCTGCAACCTCAAATATAGTTGCAGCACCCACAAAATCAAACTTTCCACTAAGTGGATTAAATATCAACTTATTCATACTTCTTTTTTACAATTTTTGGACCCTCTTAAAAACTTCATTCACATAACTAATTGCTAGAGTTCTTATTGTGATGCCATTTAATCTAAATGCTATAGTAGAAGGTTGTTTTCCAGGAGTTTCTGTTAATACTTCTACATCATCATAAAACTCTGGAACTAATCTATTAAGCTCATTTAATATTTCTGAACTAGAATTAAATGCCACATCAGAGTCATCTCTAACAGATACTCCTACGCTACAAATATTATTTGAGTCTGAATTTAATTCTATTTTTAAAAAGTTATGGAAGTTATCCAGAATAAAATCTTTAAAGCCTGGACCTGTTAGAGAAATAGTTATTACTTCTCTATATGGAATATCATATGAAAACGAGTCTGAAACTTTCAATTCAACAGTGCCAGCACCTTCAGAATATAAAGTTAGCTTTACTTTATTTCCTGAAAGCACGTGACAAAGTATTTCCTCTAAGCCTGATCTATTAATTAAAGGAAAAATTGCAGTTGTTTGTTTATTTTTTAATGTTATCTTTTCCATTTGTATTTCCTCACAACTAGATAAGTACACTGAAAATAAAAAAGGGAGACTTTCGTCTCCCTCTTATTTTAATTCAATTTTTAGTTGAGATTAAAGACCGATGTTGTAAACCATTGATACTGAAGATTCAGTAGCGTAGTTTGAACCATCAACTTTAAGAACAGCTTGGAAAGCTCTTCGTGAGAATGCAACCAAGTCAAGAACGTCAAGTTCAGTTTTGTTGTTTTCAACTTTTACTTGAACAGCTCTACGAAGTCCTAAGAACCAACGTTTTCTGTTTACGATCAATAAAGATCCTTTAACGTTGCTACCAGCAGTTGCAGTGTTAACAGCAGCAGCACCAAGATCTTCTCTTAAATATTCAGATACGATAACTGGCATACCTTCATATTTAGCAAGCTCTCCAGAAAGAACAGTTGCTTGTCCACCGTATTGTTCAATTGTACGAACGTCGTCTAATTGAATAAGTTGGTTATAAACTTTTGGTCCAGAGATAAGAGCTAATTGAGAAGGATCAACACCAAATTTTCCCATTTTGCCACGAGCTGCAGAAATTTCTGGCTCAGAGATTGTTGAAGCAGCAGCGTCTACAGAAGAAAGAGAAAGAGCAGCAACCGCACGAGTACGGATACCATCAAAAGCAGTTTCTGGAGTTTCAGCAGCGATAGAAGCTATAGTAGTTGTTGAAACAACATCTGGAAGTTGAGAAAAGTGGTGAAGAGTTCCAGCTTTGTTACCTTCAAGAATTGCGATTTCAAGAGCTTTTTCTTGACCTTCCATTAATTCTTGACGAATAACTTTAATAACGTCTGGTGCACTGTCTTCAGTAAGTTCTTCTGGAAGCTCATAACGAGAAGCTAATTTTTCAGCGTCAAATTGAATAGTTTTGTCAGTGTGGAATACTTGCTTGTTGATAGCAGTAGCTACTCCAGTTCTACGAGCAATAGCTCCATCAGTTAATACTGGCCATTTGTATGGGTTTGATGGCATTTTTACTTCCATGAATAATCCAGAAACTTTTCTTTCAAGATTAAATTCATCGATATAAGAATCAGCCACCATAGTTGGGATCCAAGCAAAACCATCGTTTCCAGAAGCAATACCAAAAGCTTTTAGAGAAAAAGAAAGTTGTTCTTTGTAGAACTTAGTTTCTTCAACAGGAAGCTTAAATATTTTTGAGATCAATACTGCTGTATCAACGTCTTCTTTAAGAGCTTTAACTTTTTCTAGTTCAGCTTTTGGAAGGTATGAGAATTTTTTCTCAGCAGTGTTTACTGAAATCAATTCGTTCATTGATTTAACGCCAAAATTTGAGAAAGCTTTTTTCATAGCTTCTGGCATTGCTTTATTTGTTGAGAAATTCTTTCCACCTTTTGTAGCGGCAGCAAGTCTTTCTGCTTTTTTCATTTCAAGAGCCTTTTTAGCATTGGCTAGTGCGGTTTTCAATTCCATTGTAGTTCTCCTTAAAATATTTTCGTTGTCGTTTTCATTACCAAATTTAACTCACATAATTCTTTATACATCGACCTTAGTTGGCTTCTAGTTGTTCCATTTCAGCAATAACATCTTCTAAAGCTTTTTGCATTTCTTCTTCAGACATGTCTTCTTCTTCTTTAGGTTTTTTGTTTGGGTCTTGAACTACTTCAGCTTTTTGTTCATCAGTAGCAGCTTCGCCTTCTTTAGGTTCTGCTTCGCCACTTTCTTCAGTTTCTTCTTCGCCTAACATATTAGCAAGAGCTTCCATAACCATTTGAAGGTTTTGAGAGATCGCGTCAATTTTAGAAGACAATTCTTCGATAGTAACAGCTCCACTTGCAGCTGGATCAGCTTTTTGTTCTTCAGCAGGTTTCTTTTTAGCTGCTTCTTCTGCAGCGGCTTTATCTGCTTCTTCTTTAGCTTTTTTATCAGCTTCAGCTTTTGCAGCGTCATCAGCAGCGGCCTTAGCTTTTGCTTCATCTTCTTTTTTCTTGTCATCTTCAGCACAAGCTTTCTCAATTTCTGAAAGTTCTTTAACTTCAGCTTCAGTAATTTGAGTAGATTTCTTTTTTAATAATAATAGCAAATGTCTTTTAGTTTTCATTCAATTCTCCTATTTGGTTATTTGCATTGTTTTTATTTTGTCTCAGAACTTTTTAAAAATATATTTGATAGTTCACTTAAGAATTCAGCATCAATGTCCTTAGTTGAACTCAATTCTTTCAAGGCGTCAGCCATAAAAGAAAAGAATGGCATTAAGTTATCATCCAAACTCTTATCTGTCTTAGTTACATCTGACTCAACAGTAAATTTAGCTTTTGGATTGCATGGAATAGTAACTACTGAGATTTCAAGAAGCTCTAGTTCTTTAACTACGTTAGCTCCAATTCTCTCATCAAAGTCAGCAACCAATTCATTATATCCAATTGAGAAAGTTTTAAGACTTCCTTCTAAGATTTTAGTTTTTACATCAGCTACATCTCCAGCGCCTGATATTTCACATTCAATATAAAGACCTTGTTGTTCACCTTCAGTAATCACGTCTGCTTTGATACATTTACCAATAACTTTGTCCCAATTATGTTGGAATAAAATTACTGGGTTGTCCATATATTCGCCAAGAGATTTTTTAAACGCAGATGGTAGAACAACATCGCCAATTCTATCTTTGTCAGCAGTATTAGCGAAACCTTTGATGATCATTTTACCGTCACCAGATTTAGTAACGTGTTTAACGTCCCAATCTACGAGGCAATTCAATATTCTTTGTGGCTTTTTATTTTTTAATTTCATAGTTGAACTCCAATCATATCATTATTTACATCAAATTCTTATTTTATTCTTCAACTTTGTCTACTGCTGAAGCTATTGGAGAAGTATCTGCTAAAGTTGCTCTCACATCGTCAGCAGAGTCTGGTAAAAATTCAATTGTTGAGCATCTACAGTTGATAATTTCTCCAGCGTCTCCATCTGGATCTCTTGGAAACATAAGTCCATTGTCAAATGGCTCATCAATATCTAACTCAACTCCATCAAGTTCAGCATGTGAGTCTCTTACTAGATCATCTTCAGCAGTGAGCCAAACTTTTCTCATAGTCTTAGCTTCTTCTGGATAAGCATCTTTAAACTCATAAACTTTTTGTCTTTGACCTATAGACACAGCAGTAAGAGTCTCTGTTCGTGCAATAGTATTGGCTCTACCTTTTGAAATATTATCAAACACGTCTCTTATTCTTGAAGCAACTTCAGTAACTGATACTTGGTCTTTAAATGAGTCAGCAATTACTCTATTCATTTGGTTCATGGTAGTTTCAGTGATGCCTTTTATTCTTTGAGCACCAATTTCTTCTAAAACTTTTGCTGCTCTTTCATTTGGGAATGTCATTGGACGATTAGAGAGAGTGTTCTTGTAGCCGTTTCTCATAGCTTTCAACATGGACTCAATATACCATTTCATCTCATCTTCTTCGAAACCTTGAATATCGCTTATCTCAAAGAAGTCTTCTGGAACTTGATCAGTCTTAACTTTATAAGACTTCATTTTAGATTTTAGTTTCTTTACAAACATTTTTTCCATACGAGAAAACATAGAGTCAAAACTTTTCTTATTGTCTTCAATTAATGGAGCAACACCTTCACCTGTCATATTCTTCAGGTGCTCAGTCTTCATCTCTTTAGTAATTGCGCCAACTTTTATTTCTGTCTCGAACTTTTTTCCTTCTTCGGTCACCTCTCCATCTGGACTTAGTCCTTCAGTTTTAGCTTGTTCAATTGCTTGTTGAACAGCAAGAGTTGGATCAATTCCAGCAGCAATAGATGCAGATACTAGTTCACCAACTCTTTCAGCATATGTAGCTTTAGTTGGTTTGATATCTGATAATGTAGCAGTATCATTTTGAACATTAGCAACTTCAGTTTTATTCTCAACTCCTTTACCATACGGAATAAATGGAGCAGCAGGAGCCTGAGAAGAAACGATTAGAGGACAAATTTCTCCTCCATCAATTGGAGGTAGTTTCCAAACTCGTTCTCTAATCTCATTAACGCTCATTCCAGATTTTTCTAGATAAGAAGCGTTCTTAGCCATTTCCATTACATCATCTTGAAGAGCATCTGTATCAGATAAATCAAATGAGAACTTCAACTCTCTTGCTGGACTCAATATAGATCCATGAGTATTGATTGCTTGTTCAATAAAAGCTAATAGAGGTTTAATCGTATCATTATAATAAGTCTTATCTTGGATATTGGCGTTTGCAAATGTAGCTCCATCCAATAAACCTACTTTAATTGGCGGAACGTTGTATGCTGCAAGAATTGGTTCTTTGTTTCCTTTCATGAACTCAATAAGAGAAGTTTCTCCTGGATTTTGTTCAATCGTTGAGTAGTCCATTCCTTCTGGAAGCACTAAGGTCTTGTGGTGATTTCTCTTTCCAGTAAAGTTAGACTCAAATATTCTTTCCAATCTAATTAATTGGTCTTTAGTTAATTTCTTGTTGGTCTTAATTACTCCACCTAATCTAGCACCTTGCTTATAAAATCTCAACATGTGTTCAGCAGTATAACGATCTAATAAAAGATTTTTCATTACTGACATGATTGGAGCAAGACCATAGAATGGGTCAATTGGATTTGGAAGTCTAATGTGAATTAATTCGTTCTTATCAAATGTGAAGAAACCATCTTGAGTTTGAATAGAATATCCAGCAAGAACTCCTTGAGAGTTTGTTGAGGCAATTGGTTGAACTAAAGCAGATGATAGTCTATATAGACCACGAACATTAGTCTTTGCTGTGCGATTGATTGCTTGTCTTAATCTATTTGCAGTTGATCCATTATCTATAAGCTCATCTTGTTCAATTTCACCTTTGTCTACATAAATAAAAGCATCTCCAGTTGCTAGTAGGTCAATTACTACAAGCATCCAGAACTCTACTGGCGTAGATAAACTATTTGGATGTGATAATATTTGATGTTCAGGCTCTCCAGAAGCGTCTATCCAGGTAGTTTTAGAGACATCATCTGTAGATCCATCTTGTTGAGAAACTCTCTGCTTAATTACCTTCTTCTTTTCTAATTTAATTGGAAGAGATGCAATAGTCTTAGCAATAGTGTGAACTGCGATAAAAAACCAAGTCTCTGTGCAGTAAAGTCTTTGAAGCATTCCCTTATCTAGAAACTCATCAACAACTCCAAATGTACCAAGAACATTTGTGCTCTCATTAAGGTCATAAGATTTGTGGTAACTTTCTATTTCTGCATTAAGGTCATCATTGAATTCTAATTTTTCTTCTAAGCTTTTGATATGAAGGTCAAGTTCGTTTAGTTGAGCCTTTTCTTTTGAGGCAAATGGCCATAATTTTGACATGTTGTTGTCCTTATTTGAAACTACTATTCTTGGGATTATTTACAATAAGATAATATAAAAACCTCCCATCTTTTAAATGAGAGGCTTTACAACAATTGGCACTTTAACCAGGAGGTTCTAGTTTAGATTTCTTACAATACTTTTTGAAGACACGATTTGCAATATTCCTTTTCGTCATATCTTTCGTGATATTGGGATAGTGAATGTATGGTATCAAAGTAATTTTTGCACTTATGACACTTAAAAAATTCATTTTTAATTGCGAGTTTCTCATCTGTTAGATTGTACTCTGTTCCAGTAAGCTCTATGCATTTGCCTTCTAGATTGGTGATGAGTTGCGATTCGGTTAAAAATAATTTAGCCATTATATTTCTACTACTGTTTCTTGAAAGCTTTTCAGATCTCTTTTTGATCTTAAATATGCTGCAAATAATAGCAGATAGTTCGCCATATCAATTATCGTATCCTCAACAGATTCATCTTTAACTTGTAATTGAACATTAGAAATAAAACTTGCTATTCTTGAAAACTTATCTGATAATCTAGTAAAGAAACCCCATTCAACTGATCCACCGTAGTGAGATACTAATTCAAAATTTGCAAATGGGCTAGCATTAACTCCAGTATAATCAGAATTTTTTTCTTTACAAACTTGAATCATCTTTGCAGTCTTCTGTTCCATAAATTTAAATAGATCTTCTTTTTCCCATTGTCCGTTTTTCATTTTTATTCCTATGTTGGTGTAACTTCTTTATAGATTAACTTACCTGTAGTGTGTCCTTTTTGATAAAACTCTGCAAATAAAGGTTGACCAGTACTTAAATTATAATATGAAATGCTCATTGGATATGTTGGCGCAGAAGATGGTAAATTCAACATTGATATTTGAGCTATACCATCTAATCTTAAGATTGCAATGCGCAATGAATTCATTACTTCGCCAGTTCTGTTGCTTCTCATTTTGCCTCCTTATATGTTAGAAGAAAGTAACCGTTATCTAATTGTTTTACTTCAATTTGAATATCTGCCATCTCTTTTATTTCATCAAAGTCTTTATATAATTCTTTCGCATACACTTTAGTTATTCCACATTGAAATAATAGTCTCATACAATGAATGCATGGACTCAACGTACAATATAACTCACATCCTTTCATGGATATTCCAAGTCTAGCACAATTAGCAATTAAGTTGGCTTCTGCATGAACAACAAATTTATATTTTTCTGGTCTTGTTCTAGGCAAATCTTTATCTTTAGCGCCTCTTACAAAACCGTTATAGCCTATAGCAATAGGAGTTGATCCATCTAAATGAACTAAGCAAGCTCCAACTTTAGTCTCTTCATCATGAGACTTCTTAGCCGCATTTTCTGCGAAGGCCATCAGCCATTCTATGCGATTGTAGAATTTTTTATCTGTCCAGTCTTCTAGTCTAAATCCCATGTGTTTCCTTTAAGTTGTTTTTTAAAATATACTCATGAATCTTTGTTTCAAGAGTATCCATATTAATTGAATTACCAATATAGTGTCCTTTATGATACGCTTGAAATTGATTCTTTTTAGTTAACTTA